CGGTCTCTTTCTGCTCTTAGTTGAACATCCGCTGGTGTGACATCAGCTGGTTCAGGAGTGTTACCTTCTGCTAACCATTCTTTGTATTCATCATAGTCACGATTACCAGGAGCGACAGGAATGTGTGCGCCATCTGCTAATCGTATAATCATTAATTCTGGTTGTTGTGATAGTTTATACATATTTGTTTCCTTTATAGTTCTGCATCTGCTGTGTAATGAAACGCCAAAAATTTTCCTAATGCTGTGCTAGTGTGACTATAAATAGTTGCGCCAACATCTCCTAATCTACTAACAACCGGGCTAATGTCTAAATTATCATCGACATTTCTAATTTCGTTTGACGTTCCATCGTTAGGATTATATATTGTAACTGCTGGTGCGGTTCGTTTTTGTGTTATAAACCTTAATGCATAATGTGGTAGTCCAGGGTTTCTATTAGCTATAAATACAACAGCACCTTCATAAGTTGCCGACCCAGGAGCAACAGTATTGTTATAACTTTTCTCAAAGTACCTCTGACACAAACTTAGTTCCAGACCATACGGCCGATGCTCAAATGGTGTGGCAACTGGTCCTTCTTCAAGCTGGACCCCAGTTACTTCTACATAATCATCTATTACTCCCGCAACAGATGCTCCACCATCATCACAAAATCCAAAATTAATATCAGGATGATATGTAAAATTGGCAGAAGTTTTATGAACGGTAAAAGTTATTTCTTTTTTTACCCATGTATTTGTAGAGGGTAGGTCAGCAATTTTGTTATAAAAGCTTGTGCTGTTATTATTAATCCATTGACCAACTTTTAATTGACCAGAAACGTTTTGAGCTTTATAGTAAAAACTAATGGTCATCACACGGCCTTCAACAAACTGTTTATAATCTTCAATACCTTGGCAAATTCTACGATACTTTGTATCTGTAGATTTTACTGTCATTTTGAGTGACTTTGTATTATATAACCCATCTGGTTGATTATCGGAAACATGTTGAATATAATCAGTTCCTGCTCCATCACTATTGAGTCTCCATCTATCTACAGTATAATCATTTGCAGTAAAACCATGTGTTCCATCTGTTGAGAAATCACCTCGTTGACTAATTCGCATATCCCCATTGATAATCTTATTCCGAAACGATAACACTGGTGCTGGCATCTCAACCGGGTTCGCAACCGATAACTCGTTACCTTGTGTGTCTATAATTTGATCAATGTTGCGTAAAATCTTTGCCATGTATTACCTTACTCTACCGTAGTGGGATTGTATGGGGTCCGCATTATACTTAGCAGATGTAATATTCATTTTGACCTTTATTATATTTCGGCATCAGCTTTAACTGGTAAAGCAAGTCTCCACATAACCCAATTATGATTACTTGTTGCAGTTGACCTTAAATCAAATCCAGCCTTGTTAGTAACAATATAAAAACCAGTTGCAGTATTAAGTGTTCCAGAATTGAATCCCGCATATAGAACTTCAGAAGTTGTAACTACAGGTGCTACTCTCATGTGAACCGGAAACATAAAAGGTAATGATTCATAATATGAGAGTTTAGCCATCAATAAATAGGGATAAGGATGATTACTAGAATCTAATTGCCAATAATACCTCTGACATAAACTTAGTTCCAGACCATAAGGCCGATGCTCGAATGGTGTGGCAACTTCCCCTTCTTCAAGCTGAATCATTGCTATATCATAAGTAACTCCATCAGTCAAATCATTAATAATATATTGATTTGATTTTCCTAAAGCAGGTACTGTTGTTTTAAAAGTTCTTGTAAATTTTTGCCAAGAAGTAGTTACATCAATCCAAAAATCATCATTGATTCTTTCTGTTTCGGTATGGTCATAAACAAATCCAAAATTTATTGTAGAAGCTTGACTTGCTTTTATCCAGGCTGAAAGTGTTACTGTTTTTTCATATCGATAATTTTCAATGTTCTGAAATAAACCTCTTCCTCCATTATAACCTTGACCTTCATCCGATATTCGCAAAACATTTACTGTTTGCCCATCAACAACATCAGTTATCTTTTGACTTCTTTTTTTATTATGCCACCAACGGTCGGCAGAATATATACCCCATGAATTATTTCCATTAGTTATATCTTCTGACCTTTGCCAAACATCAAAGTTTCCATTGATAATCTTATTTCGAAACGATAAGACTGGCGCTGGAATCTCAGGCACCTCTGGTATCACAGGTGCGGGTGAATTGACCCATGTGTTTTCGGATGTGCTATAGCTAAGTAGTTCACCATCTTGAGGATCTTGAATGTTCATTTCAATGATGTCAACAGTTGCGACCGTGTTTGTCACACTATTCGCATCATAGTACTCATTCACACCATCTGTTGAGTATGTAATACCAGAGTTGAAGACATTTGAGATGTCAGCAAAGTCATTCATGATCACGGCAGTGTTTGCTTCTAAAGCCTCAATATCATCAGCAATACCATCAATCAGTTGAGCATTTGTATTTGCACGAACAATTGCGTTCTCGATATCAGTGACCTGATCCGCTAATTCTGATAGATTGTTAACGTCAACTGCTAATGATGCAAGTTTGTTTGCTTTACTCATGAATTACCTTTATAGTTCTGCATCAAGATGAACATAACCCCAAGTATATGCTCTACCGGCTGTTTCCGAATAAAATTGATATCCACAATAAGAATTACTCAACTCAAGAGCCGAAAATCCTACAACACCAACTGTAGTGTTTATATTATTTCTATAGTAGGGATATGCAACATTCACGATTGTTGGTGTTGTTCTCATGATTACAGGAAAGGGTGCTGCTCCAGCACTCCAACGATTACCATCCCAGTCGACTCCGAAAGGAAAATATTGAAAATATCTTCGGCATAAAGTTTCTTCTACAGAAATCGGCCGATGCTCAAATGGTGTGGCGACAGGTCCTTCTTCAAGCTGGACTTGAGCAATGTCAAAGGTTCCAGATTGGTTACCAAGTGAATTGGTTCTATCATCCTTATCTGTTCCCACACTAAGATACAAATATAAACCTAAATAATTATTAACTGAACCAACTATTTTTTCACTAATTGATGGAATTAAAACAGTTGCTGTAAATTTTTTCCAAGAAGTTGTTAAATTATGTGTAGTATTTCCAATATAAGCTACGGGGTCGGACCCATCAGTACCAAAAACTTGATAAAATTCTGAAACTATATCTTTATCTGAATCTGCCTTTGCCCAAAAACTTAATGTTGCTGTTTTACCAGCAAGTGTGTTAACGTCTTCAATACTTATTCTAAGATTTATATTTTCCGAAGAACTTGAATCGGTTGTTACTTCCAGCCTTGCGTAATACTTAGGATTACCTGGAACTTCTGTTTGTCCAAGGTCAAACGCTTGTTGTGAAAGTGTGGTAGAACCAGAAGAAATTAAGTTGAGTCTCCATCTATCCGCACTTTGCCATCCAGTACTAGTCTGACTTGTTCCACGTTGCCAAATGTCAAAGTTTCCATTGATAATCTTATTCCGAAACATGTATGAAGAAGCAGGCGCAACTGTATTTCCCAGAGTCAATGACCCGGCACCTTCTACGCCCGTATGGCTTGCTAATATATTTCCGCCAACTGTAATTTCTCCAGCCATTATTCCTCGTCTGTCATATAAAATCCAGAAACTGCTGGAAGATTACTTCCAGATTTTGTTGGAATGTAAACGAATCCTGTATGGTCAGCACCTATTTTTTCACATATAAAAGAAATTTTATTTTGGCCTTTATTAATGTGCGCTCTATACGCATCAATATCAGTGTAGATTCCCGTATTATAACGCATTGAACCTCCTCTCACTCGTCCACAGGTTAGTTCACTATATTCTGCAGCGGTGAAAGGTAATCCGCTATAGAGTATAACAGCAATTGCATCTTGTGGAATTTTATCTTCAGCTACCCAGCCCGTTGTTATATAAACTAAGTTACCAATTCGTGTATACAATCCTGTACCTACACTTACTGGTGTACCATAATCATCAGCATGTCCTGTGTAGCCTTGGTATAACCATTGAAGAAGAATATCCCAGGTTCCTGTTTCAAATTTTGTGAGAACAAGACCACTATTATTGAATTCAATACCATTTGTCTTTAATTGTGCTGCATTCATAATAGGTGAAGTTAACTGATCAACAACAATACTCGATGTATTACTTGCGGTATCATGGCTTGCTAATGTTTGTCCACCTAATGTAATTGTTCCTGCCATTTTACTCCGTTGGCTCAACTGGCCAGTTTACATTGATCAAGTTATCGTTCTCATCAAGTTCTGGTATACTGTTTGCTGGTAAATCTCGAAGTGCTTGACGATAATCAATCCATGCTTGGCTTGGTGTTTGGTCAGAAAGAAAACGCCAGTCAGATTCTGCGATTCGACGATTGCGCTCTTCTTTGAGAAGTCGCATTGGTTCGGCTGCAGTAAGTTCTGCGATTTTTACTTGGATTTCTTCTTGAGATGGTTTAGTCTGTTCGGTATCTAACCATTCTAAACTATCATAATTCTTTCCAACCGCCCATTGAGCATTTGGTCTTAATGCTCTAATTGCTTTTACTATCATTGTGCAATCTCCATCAATGTAACAGTATAGTCATGAGCCTGTGGACGAAACACATATCCATAATTTACATTAGTATAACTTGTCCAAGCAGTAGCAGTGTAAACAGCATAATTCCCAGAAGAAACATTATGAGTATGTAGATATTCCATTATACTACTTCCCACAATATATTTTCCATCCAGTCCATTATTCACATCAGTAGTACCTAGACTAGACCTATGTGTGTATAACTTGTCATTCAAAATCGTCAAATTGCTTGCTGTTATCGAAGGTGAAGAGGTTGAACTTTCATAAAAACCTATTCCCCCAAAAGCATTTGATGGACCATTTCTTACTCCTGCTAAAAACATATCCATTCTAATTAGTATCTTAGAATTTGTAAGAATCGGTTGTATTTCAGTTTGCATAAAACTTACTATACTTGTTGGAGTTGTTGCAGCAGAATTATTAGTACCATTTAACAAATTATTAGAATTAAAATTTGTACCTGGTTTTGTTACGGAAACCACTTGAATCACATGTCCAGCAGGAAAAGTCATGTTTGACATATCAACATTTGATAGATCCACATCACTCGCCAGTGAAACAACATCTGTTGATTCGTCATGTGTCGCAACGGTCTTGCCGCCAATCTTGAAGACTCCTGCCATGCTACCTCACTGAGAATGTGCCAGAGATGTTCAAATCGCCCGTCACCGAGATTTCTCCAAAAACGGTGAGTGCAGCATTGGCGCTGACCTCAAGCGTGCCAGGGAGCTTTATGGGACCCATGAGCAAAGCACTCTCATCATCCTCAACCACATA